CTGAGAGTCCACGCAATAGGCTCCTAGGTCGAATGAACGCCCCGGCACTGCAAAACGTATTGAGCAATGGAACTATAGAAGAAGTAGCTCAAGTAGTCACCAAGTTGCCAGGATACACAAAAGCTGGTAAGCTGCACGCGATAGCGAAGCAAGCCGCTGAAAAGCAGGCTGCAGCCGAAGCCGAAGATGTAGAACCACCAGTATCAGCGGAAACAGATCCGGCTCCTGTAGCAGAATCTTTCCACGAAGCTGAAAAGCAGGCGATGCTTGAAGAGGGTTTGTTGCTGGAAGGCAAAGAAGGCGGTACCCAATGGAAGGTAAGCTTTACTATGTTGAAAAACCTTGCAACCGTAGATCTGGTGGCTCACGGAGAGCTAGACATGTCAGAGGCAAAGATTATGGAAATTGCAGAGATATACGCCAAGACGTTGGGAGACCAAATTATAAACCTTATGGAATCTGTCCAGTCTCTCACTGGAAACATCGGTGATTACTTCTCTGAGCGCCTAAGGTCTAACGCAATCTCTGCCGGAAGAGATGCATCTAAGGACGCAGAAGAAATAAAAACCAACTTGGAAGGCCAACTTTCTGAAGAAGACACTTGACAAACCATCAATTAATGCTTATAATATATAAAAGAAAGTGAGGAGTTAATGTCAAAGCATTTTTCGTCTAAGGAAGAACTACACAATAAAATTTTAACAGGGGTCAACACACTAGCAGATAACGTTGCATCGACTCTAGGACCCAGAGGTCGCAATGTTATCCTTCAAGAAAAGGGCAAGATGCCCATCATTACAAAGGATGGAGTTACGGTCGCAAAGTTTGTAGACCTCGAAGATCCCTTCGAGAACGCAGGCGCACAGATCGTCAAGCAAGCATCAGCAAAGACAAACGTCGATGCTGGTGATGGCACAACTACTTCTACTGTTTTGACCCGAGCCATCTTTCGTGAGGCGTGGGATCATATCGAACAAGGCGCAAGCCCAACAGAACTGAGAAGAGGCATTGACAAAGCAGTATCAGCTACTGTTTTTGCTCTAGAGGAGAAGGCTCGACCTGTAGCAAGTGCGGATGACATCTCACACATTGCGACAATCTCAGCCAACAACGATAAGAGTATTGGAGACCTCATTGCCCTTGCGGTTGATAAGGTGGGAAAGGATGGATCTATCACGATCGAAGAGGCCAACTCTTTGGACACTGCTCTAGATCTAGTAGAAGGCTTCAGGTTTGATTCAGGCTACGCTGCATCTGCGTTCGTGACCGATACGCGCCGAGCAATTACCCGTCACGAAAAGCCAATGTTTCTGATTACAGACTCTAGAATTGAGGCTGTTGATCAGATTCTCCCCTCTTTGGAGATTGCCGCACGCGAGGCTCGACCTCTTATTATCATTGCAGATGAGATCGAAGGCCAGGCCCTGGCAGCCCTAATCATGAACACGGTTCGTGGTTCTATGAAAGTCGCTGCAATTAAGGCTCCGAGATACGGGGAAGCAAGAAGGCAGATCATGTCAGACTTGGCTATCGCAACAAACGGAAAGTATTTCCAACGTGCGTCTGGTGATGATATCAAGCAAGTTTCATTAATTGACTTTGGCACTGCCAAGACTATCGAAATCACCAAAAACATGACAACGATCGTAGACGGTGGTGGCTTACACATTGAAATTGATGAAAGGATCCAAGAGATCAAAGAGACTCTCGATCAGACTGATTCAATGTACGAATGTGAACAGCTCCAAGAGCGAATCACAAGACTGTCTTCAGGTATTGCGATCATCAGAGTTGGGGCGGCAACACAGATTGACATGATTGAAAAGAAGCACAGAATCGAAGACGCTCTAGAGGCAGTTCGCTCTGCACAAATGGAGGGAATCATTCCTGGCGGTGGCGTTATGCTGTACAGGATCTCCAAGAAGCTCGATGTCGGCACTGACTCTAAGGAGCAATCCTTGGGTGTGGACATTGTAAAGAGGGCTCTCTGCGCACCACTACAGATGATGGCACAGAACTCAGGTATGGAATGGCAAGAGGTCGCCTCAAAGATTGATGACGCAAAGAACGAAGACACAGGAGTCAATTTCCTAACGGGAGAGACAACAAATCTTCTGGAAGCCGGCGTGATCGATCCAGTAAAAGTAACTCGATGTGCCCTCCAGAACGCTGCATCTGTGGCGGGAACTCTGATAACAACAAATTATGCCATTATTGAGTAATTGTTATAGACTAACTGAGTTGTGAACACTAGTTAGGTTACGGAGGGCTCTAGCATCATGGATAACAGCGACATTAAGATCAAACTTGATAGACTTTGTACTGGAATTGAGACTGTAAAGGATAAGCAAGAGGAAATGGCAGAGGACATCGGAAAAATTAAGGAAGCTGTATATAACCCGGATGAGGGTCTTTATGCCCGTCTCCGAGCCCTTGAGGCGTGGCAGGCTACATCTTCCAAGATGATCTGGACGCTTTTCACTACTGTTGTTGGCCTCGTAGGAGCTTTTGTTCTAAAGTCTCTCGGCTAAAGAAAGGCGGATTTGTGTCACTGCAAAAGGAACAGGTAATTAGCAGCTTAAAAGCAATTGAGAGCTTCCTGTATCAGGAGCATTCTGTAGAGGTGGATTATTCCCCAGACCACAAAGACGTATACTATCAAGATATATCAAGAATAGAAATTAACTCTAGACAAAATTACAATAGTCGACTTAATAGCTTGCTTCACGAGGCAGGACATGTTATTATAAGATCAGAAGTTGATTGGGAAAGCAAGCGATTCCCATATATGAAGGATCAGGGATCATTTATCAGAGGCAATATTAGTCACAGGGTAGATGTCTTGCGAGAGGAAGTTATGGCCTGGGAAGAGGCAAAGAAGTTAGTGAACTATCTATCTCTAGAAGTGGATGAAGAGTTGTTTGCGCGGCACAGGACAGCTGCGCTTAAATCTTATATTGATTGGGTGTAAACATGAAAGTAAAAATAACATATACGGTCGACCTTGCGGAGGTCCCGGAAAAAGCAGATCCCCTTTTGAAGGAAGCTGCAGCCGCAACGAAAGAGATCTCTAAAAGGGTAGCCTCTCTTGGAGAACTAAAGAGTGAGTCTATAGAGAAGTGCCTAAAGGAGATTGCAGATATCAGGTCGATCTTGATGAACGTCGACTTTGCACTTGATGACTGTGACTCAATGTTGACGGGATATCTTCGAGCATTGACGGACGGCCCGTCGTACCCTGAACTACCAAACGAGGAAGGATAAAATGATTAAGTTACAAGAAGTCGTTTCAGTCGTGGCAAGTGACGACTGGAGAAACCGATACAAATACGAAGTTAGAGACATCTTTGTTAATCCTGAACACATACAGTACATCAGGCCTAACAAAAGCAAACAACTGGTTGAGTCCCTCGCCAGCGCACACGGAAACTACTGCAATATCTGGATTCAAGGAAGAGAGATGACGGTGGTGGGGACACTAGATGAGTTACAAAAGAGACTGTTTAGTGGCAAGGGTCTGCTGCATGATTGATCAATTCAATAGGTACTTTATTTACGGAAGACAAAGTTGCCCATTTTGTAGGGACGCTGTCGACTTTCTTAAGACCAAGAATAAGGAAAGTGTTTTCTTCGACTTCTCAGAGGACCCCGAAGCGATCGAGGATGCAAAAAATTTCTATAATCGAACAACCGTGCCAATTATTCTGGAAAACAACCGATCCTCTGGAGATACAAAACTAATCGGAGGATACACAGATCTAGTGGAGTATTTCAATGATTAAGTGTGAGCTAATGCCCATCTCCTCTCTGGAGTCCCGCAATTCAAAACCAAGATTCGGCAGGTATCACGGCAGTTGCTTTTGGGATATCAAGAACTTTGGATCAAAAAAGTGGGTCATCGCAGCCTATATTAAGGTCGAGGATACGACGCTTTTTGAAGACGCCACTCCTGATGAAATTGCGAGAGGCTGCGTTGAGTATCTAAATCAGCCACCCCCGCGCAAGAAGTATGCCAAAAAGATTCCAAAGCCTAAGTATGGTTCGTTGGAGTTTTATAGTGCTAGAGTGGTGGAGAGAGAAGATGGCAAATGTATCTCGGCTCTCTTGGTGACAGATTCTAGAAGAAACAAACTATTTTGGGGTAAGGGTAGAAATGTCTGATCAGCAGGATCCCAAACAAAATTTCTATGACCTGAAGAGAGACGAGGTCGAAGGATATTTCGACAATGCGAGTACAATGATTGTTCGTACAGATCGACTGATGTCTGACCACTATACTGGAAAGAATGTTCTGGGCCCCGAGATCTTACAGCGAGTTGCAGAACTTCATGCTCTCGCTGGAGCTTTCGAATCATACTTGGAAAAGACTTTCAATTTAGCTGCAGCGCCTGAGAACGCAATGTTTAGAGTGAAGTTTACCGCTGCTACTGGAATTATAAAAATGGTATTCGCAATGTTTGAGTCAAAGGAATACCTGTCACGACACAATATAAGCTTAGAAGACCAATGACTCTAAAGTTACTGTTGGGCGTGTTGGTGTTTATGCTGGGCCAAATTGGAGGGTGGTATCAACTAAACTCTCAGTATGTGTGGAAGTGGTGGCAGGATAAACCCTTGATGTCGGCGGTGGTCTTTGGTGTCCCGACAAGTATTGCCTTTTGGTACGCCTGGAGGATGGTGGCAGACTCTACCGAATCTGTGTGGAGCGCCCGCTTTATCGGTTCTGGGACTGGGTTTCTTATCTTTCCTGTTCTGACATGGTTTTATCTCGGAGAGAGTATGTTTACGGCTAAAACGATGTCTTGTCTGGTTTTGGCGATAACAATCATTTTAATTCAGATTTATGCTTGACAAATATTCAGAAGTGGTTATAATATATATATGCTCGAAAATGAGCACTTGAGAACAAGGAGAAATAGTATGAGTTTGCAGATTTTAAGAGGGGATCCTTTTTTTAGTGAGCTTTTTGGAAGGCCATCAGTTAGAAACACTGGTCCAAAAACAAGCGTGGCAACTACGGACGACGGGTATGAGTTGTCTGTTGTCGTGCCGGGCGTGAACAAGGGAGACATTGATATCAATGTTGACAAGGGGACTTTGACAGTATCCTACAAGACCACAGAAGAAACAAAGACTTCGTTTGCGACAAAGTCGTTCACCAAGTCTTGGACACTTCCAGAGAATACCGACGCTGAATTTATCACAGCTAAATCTGAAAACGGGATTCTTACGTTGTCTGTACCAACCACAGATAAGTCGATCCCAGCCAGAACTATTACGGTACAGTGATAGTTTAATTCTTTAAATTTAAAAGGCATCCGATTGGGTGCCTTTTGTTTATGTATTGACTAATTATTATAAAAAAGGTATAATCTTTTTATGAACTTTAATTCTATCTGGAAATCCTATCTCAACGAAGAAAAAGAACTTGAACTGCTTGCTGAAGCGAGAGTCAAGGACATTAAGAAAAAGTATCCCGTCCTCACCAACGCTGGCTGGCTTGCTTATAGTCGCGAAAGACTAGACAGCGTCCTTGGCCCCAAAGGCGTGTCAAAGTATCTTTTATTTTGCATGAGGGAACTTCACCGTGGCTTCAAGCAAGACATCGAAGACTCTGAAAGCTGGATTGATAGTGAGCATTATGATGTTCAAGATGTGAAAACAGTGGCAGATGAAATCCTTGAGGCTGTCCTTACGTTTCAAGAAAATCAACAGCGCATAGAAGAAAAGGATATCTACAAGTACAACATTGGAGAACTGCAGCACGCCTTGTCTAAGTTGGGACTATCCTCTAGCCAGAAAAAGGAAAAAGAGAAAGCTGAAGCGATGCTGACCACGGAGATCGTTTACGATGAGAATGGAATCTTCGCCGTCCGTCCGTATTCCGAGACCTCCTCTTGTTATTTCGGCAAGAACACACGCTGGTGCATCTCTGCAACACAATCTAGAAACTACTTCAATCAGTACACAAGAGAGGGCAAGGCTTTTGTGATGGTAAGGTTTGATGGTATTCCTGCAGATAATAGTATGCACAAGTTGGCTATTGTTTATGATAAAGATGGCACTCTTGAAGAGGTTTTTGACGCTCCTGACAATGATCATAGTGATATCATCGTTTATCAAGCTGCAGCTCTTCATTTCGGTGAAGAGGACTATGAACTAATTGACGATGAAGACAAGAAAGAAAAGATTGATGATATCGCATCCGACATCATACAAAATGGATTTGTAAATGTTCTAGAGAACCCGCCAGACCCGACTGATTCCTACGACGCCGAGTGCCGACAAGTAGAGGAAGATTTAGCAGATGACATTAAACATGCCGATTATGGCTATGAAATTGACGACTACGGCGACGGCGCTTACGTTAACTTCTGGGCAAGCTTCAACATTGAGTTGGACAATGAAATCTTTGAAAACGGAAAGTATCAATTCGATGACGGTTATCATACTGCTGGCGAAATTATTAACAAGATGTCAGAAGCACAAATCTATTTTGAAGATCTCGACATAAACGATTATTCAGGTAAAACCACTTTTCAATTCCGTATGGCTGCAGAAAACTACGAGGCAAATCCCGAAGGCTATAGGCAACTATTAGAAGAAGTAGCCTTCCAAGAAAAGAGAAAATTCTCTGCGATGCGAAGAATACTTTTAAAGTATCTTGCAGATGAAGAGTTCATACCACCTGCTGCATTTGATACCTTTAGAGCCAAATTAGATGACATACGTAAGAGCCTTAATCATTTTACAGCCACAGATGCAGACTATGTTGGAGAAGAAGAAATACACTTCTCCGCAACTCCTATCGACACCAACATCGAATACAGTTATTTAAAATTTATCAGTGAGGAAAAGCTCGGCGGCAAATGGATAAATCCAGAGCTGACGAAAGGATTGACCGATGGTCTGCAAAGCCTAAACAAAGCAGTGCAAACTTATCTCGCACAACAATTGGAACTTCCTATAGATGATCTTCCGCCAAGAATAGTTCAAGATTTGTCTATTCCAGATTCACTAGAGATGTATCTCTATCGTTCTTATGAAAAGGCGCAAATTATGATCAGAATATCTCTCGACAATCCAGAGGCGGATGACAAGGAGCTAGAGTTGGGGCTTAACATCGTGAAGTTTATTGACTCTAATTACGATTTAGTTGTCGAGGCTGCGAACAAATCTCTTTCAAACGTAGTACAAAAGGCTTTACAGATGCAAAAAGACATGGAAAACAACTTTCCTGAGCCTGTGAAGAAGCTTCTTGCGATGGCTAGAGAGTCTGGTAATTCTGATGTCGCAAGACTTCTAGGTAGAATACCAGATTATACTCGCGGAGCATACAAGCAATCTAGGCCATGGGTGGCTTCGTATCGCGGCCAAGGCGTAGCTCCAGAAGAGTACATATATAATTTAATAAGAAGTCAACTCTTGCGCCCTATATGGTCATACCTAAGAGGCATCCTTGACCCTGAAGGCAAAGTGTACATTCCAGTGGATGACCCTGAGCACGCCTTTGAGAAATATGCTCCAGAATATAGCGGGCCAACTTCTCAAGTGAACGAGTCTGTGGGCATACAGTCAGAGATAGACGGGTACTTCAATAGGGTCAATGAAGAGAAGGGCAGAACTCGTCAGTCCGGCATTTACAAGTTCTATTGTATGATAGGTTATGTTGCAGATGAGTCTGGCGACAAGACCAGAGGCTTGGACGACATTCTAGCTGATCTGAGAGCCTTGGAGAACGTAACTATCGTGACAGTTGTGGTCGCAAACAGAAAGATAGCAGAAAAAAGATACATATCAGGACTTTCGATAAAGTTTATTCCCAGCACACCGGGACAGATCCATTCTCCAGAGGACACAAAGGCGAGGATCTTGAGAGACGTAAGAAGACTGAGGAATGTAGAGAGGATTTTTAAAGTTTCAACTTCAATCGAAAGAATAGAGTAATGTCCAAAACAGTAGAGGAAGCGAAAAGAAAAGAACTGTACCAAATAATTCACGACGTTCTGGGCCAAAAATACATAAACTTAAAATTCACTAAAATAAGCATAAAAGAAGATTACGAGGACTGCGACGATTCAGAGTCGAGTATCTGTGGCACGATTGAAGAGTGCCAGGACAAGTCATGTGAAGAAGTCAGCTTGCACTGTTCTGGAAATGGCATCGTGGATGCGATATTTTCTGGCATGCTGGATCACTACTCAGAGGACTATCCATCCATAAGGAATATATCTTTTGAGGATTTTGAGGTGAGGCCAAACTTCTCCAACAAGTCTAAATCCGGTTCAGATGCTGAGGTACAGGTGATTATTCGCTTGTCAAATTCTTCAAACAGGGTCATGACTTTCCGCCATGTCGGCAAATCTTTTGTAGCGTCGTCCGTCATCGCATTGACAAAGGCGATGGAGTTTTACATAAACTCTGAACAGGCCTTCAAAAAGCTAAAGTTTCTGATATCTGATGCGGAAAATAGAAACAGATCGGATATAAGACAAGGGTATATCTCCAAGATCTCAGCAATAGTGAAGGTAACATCGTATGAAAACGTTTGATTGGAGAATAGGTTTGCTTGCTGCACTCACGACAGCTATGATATTTTGCATGCGCCACATGGCAGGGGAATCAAAGAATGAGACTGAGATAAGGAAAATCAAAATTAATGAATAAATATTTAGTTGTTTTCTGGATTTTGTGTTTAGTTACTTTGGGTGTTGTCGCGAAGATAACAGAATCTGAAATAGCGGAGCAAAGAAAGAAAATTGGCGATATGGAAAAGGGAAGCAAATCTGGGAGTAGGTGATCTTGTATATCATATACTGTACGGAAAGTCGTGGCTCGGAATGATAATTTCTCTAGAGCAGCCACCTTCTGGATCCATAGTTTCAAAAGGCAGGTTTGATAAAGTCTTGGTAAGAATGATACCAGGCTCGGAACACAGCGACTTCTTTGAGACGCGCCCATCCGCCTGGCGCCATGGACACGGCAGAGGGTGGGTTTCTGATCACTGGCTCATAAAAATGGACTCTCAGAACGTGATTGAGGATTAATTTACTTGACAGCGAATGTTTTTGTGGTATAATTATTAATATGGAAGATAGAAAAAACAAAGTAATTAGATATCTGAGAATGGCCTCTCTCGTTGCGCTAGGTTACGTTCTGGCAGTTTATATACATCTGCTTGCGCCTTCTGAGGGGATAAACCTCCCTCCCGAGTGTGTAATTCTTTACAATTACGCGGAGTCAGAGAAGGCGAGAGTAACCTCGCTAGAGGAAAGCCATCTCAGGTGTTGGCAAATGCTATTAGAAGCAAAAGAAGACTTAGACAGCTTACAGTGCGAGGAGGGACCATGATACTTTTAAAAGCTTGTGTTTTGTATATTGTTAGCGGAACTTCAGTTGGCTGGGTAAGCGACGACTGCCAGTTTGTGGAAGAAGAAAATGTCGCTATCCTAGAGCCATCTGTTATTGTGAGGGTTGATGAGCTTCCAAAGTCACAAAAGCTCTATCTAGTTGATAATACTTATGTTGAGTATTGGACGATGCCAAGTTTGAGGGTTTCTTTTGGGACTTTCTTTGATTACCACTCTCATCGCATCCATTGGCGCCATCGTGCACTTGCCAACAAAAGACATCACCACACAAGAAGAAGCGTAGCCCACAGACGCTACCACAAGAAAAGAATCAAAAGAGGCAGGAGAGTTTCTCCCACGAGAAAAGTGTCTTCTTCTCCGCGCACGGTTCGCGTACGCCACCCTCATCGAAGATCGGCGAGAAAAGTACGAAAGACAAAGAAAGTAAGAAGGGGGCCGACCAAGCGTCGTTCGACACGCGGCAAGACCCGCCGCGTCCGAAGGCGAAATTGATCCAACGAGTGGTACACATCAAGGTCGGTGACCTAGTTGAGTACACAGCAATAACTAGAAAGCTGATCGGGATCGTTGTTTCAATAGACGAACTAAGAGGCAGAGCAAGGGTCCACTGGCAGGGCCACAACTCCATCAAGATGGTGGAGTTTAAGTATTTAAGGATTTTGAGGACTTGAAAGTAGGCGACTTGGTAAAGACAACAAAAGATTTAGCGCATCCAGACTCAGTTCGACAGTCTGGACAACTATCTTCACACACAATACCAGAAGGTGCGCTGGGCTTCGTTATTGTTGACGACGCGACGTGGGGCAGTTGTGATTATCAGGTATACTTTTCCTGCATAGGCAAGAGCTGGTGGGTATGGAAGGATGAAATAGAATTGGTGAAAAATGGCTAAGATAGCAGCAGCAATACTCTTTATGGCAATATGGCTTGGGTTTTTGTGCATTGTCGCGAAAGATTGCTCAAAGAGTCCGTCAGAAAGAGACAAGGATCACGACAGTTTTCTATGAGTTTAGAGACGCTAGATCTTCACAAAGTCAAGCATCAAGACGCAGAAGAACAAATCGCCCGGTTTCTTAATTGGGTAGATGTGCCTTGTCGTATTATAACTGGCAATTCAAACAAGATGAAAGAAATAACTAAAAAAATGGTTGACAAGTATGGCTATCACTGCTACAATGAGAGCACCTTTAACCAGGGTTGTCTTATCGTGATTGAAGGAAATTACAAAGGGTTTTAAAGTTGGTACAAAAGAAGAGACACTTAGCGAAAGCAATTACCTGGCGTATAGTTGGCACTCTCGACACGATTTTGTTGGGGTGGCTAATATCTGGCGACTTCAAGGTCGGCGCATCTATCGGACTACTTGAACTTTTAACAAAGATGGTCCTCTACTATGTTCACGAAAGAGCATGGTATAGGTCTGATTTTGGTGTTGACAAACCAGAAGACAATTGATATAATAATAAAAAACTGGAGCTACAATGAATTACGGCTACGCGTGCATCAACATGTCTTTGTCTGATGTGCCAAAAACAAAACGAATTACAACTAATCGTTCTATGATCAAGCGGACCTTTCAAGAGAAGGGCCTAGCTTACGCATCTGAGCTTGCACTTCAGAACTGTCAGGACCTTCTCAAGATCCTTCAGTGGAACGAAGCTAACGACATCAATTTCTATCGCATGAGCAGTGATGTGTTTCCTTGGTCTAGCGAATACCAACTCAGGGACTTGCCAGACTTTGAAGACATTGCATATGCACTTGACGAAGCCGGCGCCTTCGCCACTCGGCATGGTCATCGCATCACGACACATCCTGGCCCTTTCAATGTGTTGGGTTCTCCAAACCCTGACACAGTTCGCAAGACTCTCAAGGAACTAGAGACACATTCAGAAGTGTTTGATCTCATGGGCTTTTACGATGCGACACCATACAACAAGATCAACATCCATGTCGGTGGTACCTATGGGGGAGACTTCGGCAATACTGCAGTGCGTTGGTGTGAAAATTTCCTCAAGCTTTCGGCAAATTGTCAAAACCGCCTGACCCTTGAGAACGATGACAAGCCCAGCATGTGGAGCACCAAAGACATCTACGACAGGATCCACAAAGTTATCAAGATCCCGATTGTTTTTGATTACCACCACCATAGGTTCTGTACCGGCGGCCAAACCGAAGGGGAGGCTCTGAAGCTTGCAGCATCAACCTGGCCATCTGGTATCCGTCCAGTTGTTCACTTGTCAGAGTCCAGAGCAGCAGAGTATGGCGACCCAAAGATTCGCCCACAAGCTCACTCCGACTACATTGTGAGTCCAGTGGACAGCTATGGACAGGTGCATGATGTTATGCTGGAGTGCAAGATGAAAGAGGTCGCTCTACTGAAGTACAGAGAAATTATTGAAAAGGAGACAACAAATGGCGAGAATTGTAGGGTTGCAAGCTACGCAGTTGGCTGAGCAAATAGGAAAGTCTGTCAAATCAAAAGGCTATGCTTTCTTTGAAAAGGGAGACTACAACCTAAACATCGTAGGCGTGAGATCTTCATCGGGTAAAGCAGACAAGTTTGATGATGCCCTGAATGTCGTGTACAAAGTAGGCGGAGAATGGGTGGTAGATACATACGTCATCACGACAGAGCCAGGAACAAGCATCTTGTCTAAGCCCATCGTAGAAAAAGGGGCAGCTATCCTAGTTCCTGGCCAGTACCGTGGCTGCTATGTCGTAGGTACTCACGGAGGAAAGAGAAGATACCAGGCACTGGTCCAAAGAAAAGGAAAGGTAAAGGTCTGGAGGGACAACAACAGAGACAGGAACCCAGACTATGGCGGGCCTATTGATGAGGGTATGTATGGGATTAACATCCATCGTCAGTGGGGACCAGATGATAGAGAGTATACGGGTGGAGTTTCCGCTGGTTGTCAGGTCTTTCAGTCGAGCAAGGACTTCTATGAGTTTATGGAAACCTGTAACCTTTCGAGGGATGAGTGGGGAAACAAGTTCACTTACACTCTGCTCGATGAACGAGACGCCTCGCTTTGTTAGCAGGAATTTTAGATTTTTGCAAGATTGCTGTATAATTATTTAAGAAAGGAGACTGGACATGAACCTAGAAAAGATAGTCAACATCTTCGCTATTGTGTTGCTGCTTGGCCTTGCGGTCTGTGCACTCATGGTGATGCAGAATACTGCTGAGTCAAATGTTGTGACTACCCGCGCCGCAGTCCATCAGGCTAACAAAGAGTCAACAGTGGCAAAAGAAGTAAGGATGCTCACCATTGAGTTAAGGAATCTTCAAAAGGATGTGGAAGAGGTAAAAAAGCAAGTCCGCCGGTCCAAGAGAAATGCCTGGAAAAAACAAGGAAAATAATCCTTTAAAACAACTTCAGAATTTGATATAATACTTTCATGAAGTGGATAGTAATCGCTCTACTGATGATTGGGTGCGCTGAAATAACTCCCGATGTCAAGGTTTGGACAGAGGATGCTGATCTAGACGCAGAATCTGAAATGGATTCTGGTGTCTGTATAGACGGATGGCTCTGTTATGATCCAGGCTCAGAACTTCACAACAAGCCATGTACAGACGAGTGCATGGAGATCGGAAACACATCAAAGTTCTGTTTTTTAAATTCTTGTGAATAAAACCCTTGACATCTCGTCAGAAATAGCATATCATATATATACAAGTTGAAAAAAGCCTTGAGAAAGGAAGCATGATGATTAAGGCAGTTTTATCAATTCTTATCGCCCTGTCCGTAACCGGATGCTACTACGAATACGAGTGTGATCCCTATGATCACAACTATTCACACACAGAGTATGAGTGTTGGACGGAGTATTACGAAATAGAATACTGCAACAGGTATCACTGCTGGGTAGAAGACAGGGAAGAGCATGTATGTGAGGACATCCACATCTGTCACCATCATCACCATTAAATCAAAAAAACATTGAACAGTGAAAAATATTGTGGTACAATATAGTTATAGTAATGGCCACAATATTCGCTATACTGGTCACCCTAATCAACCCTCTTGGTTTAGTGTGGGACCAGCAAATGAAAGACCTCCCTCAAATAGAAGAGTTCAAGTATTGGTACGGTGATCTAGAGTGGGGCAAAGCATCCTATCTCGGAACTTCAGAGATAGTAGACCTAGAGACTGAACTGTTTGTTGAGTTCTCCTCTAACAAGAGATTGGCACGAGCAACCCTGATACTTGGACCAGGCGGGCTTAATGAAGCCAATTGCATTGTTAAGTTTAAAGAGGTGAACAAGCTTCTGGAGGCCAAGTATGGTCCTCTCCGCACAATGACCTCGATAAGAGACCCTTTGCTTGACGATATGCTTTACTACAGAGAATGTTACGCCTTGCAGACAGGACTGCAGGAACATGAGGCGGTCTGGCATTGGGAGGACTTCATGATCAAGAGCGTCGTCTTCGGAGACGAAGACAATATATGGATTGAAATTGAATACACAAGGAAATCTCTCCAAAAGAGGATGAGCAAAGAGCAACTACAAAAAATAATAAAAAGGTTGTAAATAATTCTTTGGTATGATATAATAATAGTATTATGGAAGAAGGCTTCAAACGCGGCGACAAAGTCTTCATAAGAGACTACCCCTTTGGCAATCCAACAAATGTCAGCGGCATCGTTGTGGGCATACTCAAAAAAGACTTCTACAATGTAAAGCTAAAGTCAGGCCTGAACGAGGGAAAGATAGTGCCATTCAAGTATTGGAAATTACTAAAGTTAACAGAAATCTCAGAAAACTCTTGCAATATCGAGGAAAAAGTAGTAGTATTAGAAAATGAACAGTGAGGCCACGAAGTTTTATCTTTACGGTTTAGAGGGCGAGATCTTGCTGGTCGAGGTCGCCGAGTTCGATGGTGGTGTCTCTTTGTCAATAGCGGGCAAGAGATTAGATATGGAATCAGAGTCTGCGTTTGATTTAGCAGACGCACTAATGCAGGTAGCTAACCTGTCGGAGTTACAAGATCATGACTGAATACAAGACAAAGAGAATGGGCGCCGCTTATCTTTGGGAAATGGAAACCGATCATTCTCTGATCAGGGGTCGAACGACAGACAACCTAGACAAGAGGCCGATAGACAGCGCCATCGATAAATTTGAGTGGGCTTTTATTTTACTAAGAGAGGTGGCATCGGAAAATGAATCACTTTGTATGGACAGCGAAGAAGATAGGCTTACTCTGTGTCAAAGCTTTGCGGAAAAGTTTAGGGGCAAAAAGTTCCCGTTCTAAAGATCCCTTGGAATTTTACTGTGATTTAAACAACTGGTAGGAGTTCGGCAATGACTAGAGGCGAGGCACTACAGGTCATAAGAGACTATGATTTGTTTGGGATTAATGTCAATAGCTTCATTGGAGTCTATTTAAAGACAGACAACAGAACGGGCAAGCACATGGTATATTTTCTTGAGCTTGAGGAATGGGCAGAACTAGACGACAATCATGTAGAACGTGTCAGTCCAGATCAAGTCCCCGCACTTCACGAGGAATTTATCAGTCGTGTTGTGCCCTTGAAGATTACCTGTAGGACACCATAAACGGAGGACTGACAAGTGCAAGCGGCAAAAATCAAAAAGATAGTTTCGATATCATTTCTTTATTCAGGAGAGAGAGTAAGAATAGGCGTGGACAAGAATGGTAAATTCCAGATCCCTAGAGTGAAGACAGCAGCTCAGCGACTCCGACCAAAGCTGTATCCACATTCAGCAAAGGAGTTTGTTGAGCATGAGAAGGTGAGAGAGTCGGACCCTGTTCTCACTCTCGATGATGGTTCAAAAATCAGGGTTTATCTAGGCGGCGACCCAACAGGGATGATCGCCCTCGCGGCTAGTGCGATAGACAATCATGATTCGGCACACAAAACAAACAAGTATGCGGTGAAGTCGAAAAGAAAGGAGTCCAAGATCCGCAAACCCAAAACCAAACTAAACAAAATGAGCGGTTTTGTGGGAGACTACAAGGATAGTCAAGACTACGATGAATACGATAGTTATGGCTTGTTTGATTATCCAACCCCGAACGACTATGATGAAGAGGATTGATGAAGTATTTAGTAATGTTAGTTTTGTGCACAACTCTGCAGGGCTGCCCACTAGAAAAAGCAAATCCCAGCTGCCAAGACATTGTGGAGTGCTCAACGGACGAAGAGACCTTCTGTGAACGCAACGACATTGGTGGAAGAGACTGTTATCATAACTACTCCGAGTATTGTGTAGAAAAGAACATCTGCGATAAAGAAAAGTCTTGACTTTTACTTTAAAGCGTATTATGATGTAGAAAACAAGATGGAGCCCAGGATGCTTGATCAAGAGAGAGAAGATTTTATCAAACGCTGGAAGAGCGACCCCGAACTTAGAGAACAAGTTTTCACAGTCTGCAGGTATTATAGTTGTCCCCGCGTCGGAAACTATTTCGTTTGGCTTACCTACAAGATTCTGAAAGAAGGATACATTCCCACCTTAAAGGAATACAAGAAATTGTGCAAGAATAAGTACGCTAGAAGAGTCATTCGCGAACACGAGAAAGAACCAAAATATCCTGTTAATAGCTTTGTTCAAATTCGCAAGTCCAACAAGACAAACTATTTCAGTGATGAGAACAATAATTATCGGATGCTTGACGGGATATATGCTGTAGTGCTGCAGACCGACGCACTCCCTATTCGCCGCGCCGCCAAGGGAGCAAAGGTCTACAAGATCCTACCCGTTGGCGCCAATAGGGCCTACTACGTTCACGAGTCAGACATCAAGATTGCGCGCGGAATGGACAAATGAAATACGAACTTGAGCCAGGAGATATGATCAACAGAAAGGGGCAGCCCGCCATCGGTGTTCTGCTAGAAAGGTTTGTGAATAAAGACGGCAGTGTGTATTGGGAATACGTTTTAAGGTCTCCGAACTTGAAGAGCTGGAAGCCACAGATTGGCAGATACACGATCGAAGAAGATAAGCTTTTCAGAAAGCTCGAAGAGGCCAAGTATGTGCTACACTACGGAACCCTCAAAAACAGAAGGCCGAGAGATGTTGATTGATCTGATCATCGGTCAGGTTACGGGTCTCTTCATCCTGTTTGCTATCTATTGGCTACTCAGTAAGTTCTTTTACGGGGAGTGACACCGACTCCACTTTTTTGTGACAAGCATCATTTTTCTCTTTACTTTGAGTGCAAAAGGGTATATACTGTGACTCACAAATGAAAGGAGGTATTTCTGATGAAAAACACAGAAGTTCACTTGGAGCCAAGAGAGGAAATAAACAGAACAAAGAGCCCTGCAGACATGCTGATGACTACCGCATGCTATGATGCTTATCGCACAATGACCCTGCCCCAACGCGCGCTCGCCCGCGTCAAGCAACTGTTTCGTCCTCGTGATAGTTTTATCGACGAGCTTTAAAAAAGACTTGACACACCCCAAAACATCTGCTACTATTAAAACAAGATAAACAAAAAGAGATTACCAATGAAGACTGGTGATTTAGTTAAGCCACTCGCATCCTGTTCTGGCGAACCGGGCCAGCTCAGGTGCGAGATAGCCATCATAACCAATTACGACACCCCCGGAAAGCCCACTATCGTCTGTAAGTGTGGTTCAAGCAAGCAATATGAATGTCAATTGGAGGTAATCAATGAAAGCCGGTGATTTAATTAAATTATCTAGAGGTCCTGTCGATCACTTCGGCTTGACTTCTGAATCAGCTATGTTGGTTGAGAAGTTGCCTCGTAGCGATGCATACGAATACGACTGGCTTGTGTTCGTCGACGGTCGCTGTATCAAGTTGGGTAGACAGATTGAAAACTCGCTAGAGGTTATCAGTGAAAGCCGGTGATATCATAAGGCATAAGAAACCATACCAAAACAAAACGTACATAGTTGATAGGATAGACCCGAAGAACGATTGGGTCTTTGTCTTCGGTCTAGAGGTCCCTATTCAGATGAGCTTAATGGAGGTTATCAGTGAAAGTCGGTGATTTGGTGAGACATAAACGGTTTAGCAACTGGCTTCATCTTGTTGTGTCTGTTGATCAACCTCGAAGGCATATTAAACTTCTCGATAAGGAGAGTGGAGTATTCTGGGAAAGAATGAGCGCTTATGAGGTGATCAGTGAAAGTCGGTGACTTGGTTTCATACACGGGGAGCTGGACCCAACCAGGCATTGTCCTTTGGGTAGATCCACAGGCCAATATGATGAAAGTCTTGCATGATGGCCAGGTCAAGTGGTTCGTGATACATGGATGTGAGGTTGTCAGTGAAGCCCGGTGATTTAGTTAAGTACAGGAATCAGGGGGAAGGCT